TAATTGAAACAATTGTTTCTCAGAAAAAATTATCATATATGGATGCGATTGTTTGGTATTGTGAACGTGAAGAAATGGAAATCGAAACAGCCGCAAAACTTCTAAGCGCAATAATTAAAGCCAAACTGGAAACAGAGGCACAAGAATTAAACTTTTTACCAAAGACTTCAAAACTGCCCCTATGAATGGATTTGAAGCATATCAAACATATCTTGCCGTGAAGAATCATTTCTCCAGTAAGGGTTATGACTTCTTCAAATATAATGGCAAAATGAAAGTTTCTGAGACGAAGTTCCAATCACGTCGTGATAGGTTTTCGTTTGAGAAAGCAGCCAAGAGATTTAAGCGTGATGATTTTGTGAAATACTTGGTTGCGAATTTTAGCACGTCAAGTGCTGAATGGATAGGCGATCTTATGAACGGTAAGTCTGAGATTGCCTATAAAAAATGGCTGAAGAATTTAGAATCTTTGGCTTATAACTTTCGTGAAGAACTGTCTCTCCTTCACGAACGAGAGCAAAACTTTAATCAATTATTTGCTTTTGACGATGGACATCCGATTTTGTATAGGATGTATATGAGGCATGCAGTAAGTATAAATACTCTTGTCATCCTTGACGACCTTGTTGGATTTAGTAAAGCGTGGTCAAAAAAAGATGACATGATGCTGAATGATCTAATCTTTTTGCTTGACAAATATAGACCATTCATATATACTTACAATAATATTGAAAGAACGAAATACAAACAAATCGTTCTGGATATATTTTCGTCATGAGTTGGTGGACAAATAATTACACGAAACAAATATATACGGAGAATAAAATATGGCAACAGATTTTGCAGCTTTAAAGAAATCAAGAACCAATTCGCTTAGTAAATTGGTGAATGAATCTACCAAAATCTCAAACAAAACGCAGGAATCATCTGGTGGCGACGATCGTTTGTGGAAACCATCGGTCGACAAAGCTGGTAATGGTTATGCGGTAATTCGCTTCCTCCCAGAGCCAAAGGGTGAAGATCTACCATGGGTTCGTATTTTCGACCATGGATTTCAAGGTCCAGGAGGCTGGTATATTGAGAAGTCATTAACGACTCTCAATGAAAAAGATCCATGTGGAGAGTATAACTCAATCCTATGGAATAATGGAACTGAAGCAGGTAAAGAGCAGGCTCGTAAGCAGAAACGTCGTCTCTCTTATTATGCTAACATCTATGTCGTTAGCGACCCTGCCAATCCAGAAAATGAAGGCAAAGTATTCCTCTATAAGTTTGGTAAGAAAATTTTTGACAAACTTAACGAGGCAATGAATCCTGAGTTTGAAGACGAATCTCCACTAAATCCTTTTGATTTTTGGGAAGGTGCAGACTTTAAACTTAAGATTCGTAACGTTGAAGGATATCGTAACTATGATAAATCAGAGTTCGCTTCTCCTTCAGCACTCCTTGATGGTGATGATGAATCTCTTGAAAAAGTTTATGAGGGATTATATTCGCTACAAGAGTTTCTAGATCGCAAGAACTTCAAGACATACGAGGAACTGCAGACTCGTCTGAATCGTGTTCTAGGACTAGATGGCGCACCCGAAAAACCAAGGACAACAGCTGAGACCTCAGAGGTTGCGCAGGCTCCTGCTATTCCTGAAACAGCAGCGAAGCCAGCCCCTTCAGCTTCGGAAAGTTTTGATGAGGATGATGATGATTCGTTATCGTTCTTCGAGAAACTTGCTGAAGAGGACTAACAAATATATTGATCAATAGGAAGTGGGGGCGAGGCTTGTAAACCTTGCCCCCATTTTTTTACCCAAATCCAGCAGCAGTTTTATATTGAGCGCCACCTTGGCGACTAGCGCTCGCTGGCATTGATGTTGTTTTATTTACAGCGGATGTATTATTCGTTGTCGCATTAACATTGATATTACTACCACCACCAGCGGTAGCGCCAGATTGTGTATCTAAGTTAGCGAGTTTTGTGTTGTAATCTTCTTTTTGCTTATCAATTCTATTGAGATTTCTTTGTGACCTTGCAAGCTGTTCTTTGATATCCTGGGCTTTTCTCATGTCTTCAAATTCTTTTGTGCCACGCTTAAGACCAGTTGTTGTCAGTGCTCCCCCTTCAGGATCAATTCCCATATCCATAAGTTGTTTTTTAAGAGACATTTCTCTCGACAACTCGAATTGCTGTTCATTAAATAATTTATCTAATCCTTTTTGATATGTTTCTCGTTTTTGTCCAGGAGTACTGGCTTCTTCTTTTGCAGCCTGTGCAGCTTCACGCTCTGCCTTCGCCTTGGCAATAGCAGCAGCATATTCAGCTTCTTTTCTTTTCTTATTCTCAAGTTGCTCTTTTCTTCGTTCTTCAAAAGCCTTCTTTTCGGCAGCATCTTCTTCTTTTAGATCTTCTGTCTTTTCTTTAGCAGCTTCAGCACGTTTTTTATCAGTTTCTTCTTTCTTTTTATTTAACTCCTCAGCCGCCTGTTCAGCTTCTTTATTTTCGTCGTCATCACCAAAGAAAAATTTGAAAGCTGATGAATTTTTAATTGCATCTACCTTACTGGTAATAAATTCTGAAATGGCGGAAAATATATTCTTTACTGTTTCGATAGAGGAGAAGATATTGTCGATCAAACTTGAAAATATTTCTTCGAACGAGAATGAATCTAATGCCTCAGCGACACCTGATGCGCCGAAAAACTCCAAAACAGAAGATATAAGGCTCTTTAACATATCAAGTGGTTTGAATATTAATGAATTAAAGAATGCTTTGATACCTTCTTGTATTGCTCCTAAAAACCCACCTTCAGCATATCCATCTATGATACCTCTCACAGTATCAATTGCGACCATAATAATAGCGATAGGAGCAAAGATTTTACCGACCACACTAGCTATCTTTCCAAGCGTCGAACCAAATTTACCAAAATAATCTTTAAACATCCCAAAATATTTTTTAAGGTTTTCAGCTGGACCTGCAGAAATGCTTTTAATTGTTTTACCAGCATCAACAAAAACATCTATTAATGGTTTTATATAAGTTTTCAGTCTCTTAAATACATCTGCAAATAATCCAGTGTCAGCTGCCTTTACGAATTTTAATAAGGATTGGCCAAAATTTTTAACGCCGCCTTTTAACGCTTCAACAATTTCTGGTCCAGCAGCACTAGCATACACCTTCAGTATATCCAAACCATTTTTCATTCGTTTATAAGCATCTAAAAGTCTGTTTGGAGTAAACGTTTTAACAAATGTTTTAACAAATGGAGTAAACGTTTTACCAAATGCTTGAATTGCTATTAATTGCCCTTTAACAGCACCAACTAAACCACCAAGAGCAATTGCTAGAGCCGACCCAAATCCGCCCAATTCTTTTGTCATGGCAGCCATAGCAGAACTGGGTTCTTTTTTATCTTTTTTTCTAGCGTCTTCGATTTCTTTTTCTCTGGCAGCAATCAACGCTTGAGCCTGCAAGTCCAGCATTTCCTGCTGTAATCTAAATGCATTCTCAAACGTTGTATGCAAACGGTCAACTGACTTGACAACATTTAACAAGCCAGCCCTCATGCTCTTTTGTAGAGCCTGACGGTCTATGGTGACTTGTTCTTTTAATTCGTTGACTGCGTTGACTGTTGGTAAATCTGCCATTTAATTTACTCTTTTTTGCCTTTGCTGTATGCGCTTGCGCCAAAGAATGCAGCAACCAAACCAGCGATGGCTACGAAATAAGTCGGAGCGATATCGCTAATAAGTTGTGCAGCTTTGTCTAAGCCAAAGGCTGAGGTTAGGAAAATCCCAAATGGGTATAATAACATTCCGAATAAGGCAAACCAAGCCATCTTACGGATTTGATCTTCTTTCGCATCTTCATTCTGTTGCATAGCTCTTTTATGTTCAAATTCAGCGATCTCTTTCGCTCTTGACATTTCCTCATCTGTTATGATTCCATCACCATCTGTATCGAGATAAGCATAAATGGAATCTGCTTGCATTACTTTTTGTTCAGCCATCTTAGTAGTTCCTTTGTTTTGCCCTTTCGGCTTCTTCTTCTAAATGATTTTTTAACAAAGTCACATAAATTTGCCTTTCCCAAGGCATCATATTTTCTAACTCAGATAACGAATAATTATGATGTTGCATTAAAGCAAAGTTAAGCTGATACACGTTCGCTAGTGAATCGTGGCTCAGCCCGATGTAAAAAAAGCGTCTAGTCCCTCCAAGGTCATACTATCCTTTTTCTTACATTCTGGACAAGTCCATTTCACAGTATGTGTCAACTTGGGCAATTTTTGAAACCAATTCATAATTGTCTCAAGTTGTTTTTGATTCAAGTTTTCAATCCATTCTTCAATTTCATTTTGAGTGAAGTCCGAATAAACTTCATCTTTATCAAAAATATATTCAACGTTTGAAGCAACGAATTTAAATATAGAATCGGTTTTACTGAAATCAACATCAGCTGCGGCATCAATCCCAACCAGTTTCATTCTAATACCGACTTCATCAGTAATCATAATATTTCTTTCTGGCATTTCTCCATTAAAAGTAATATCATCAATATTAATAGTAACGTCAGTTGAATGATTACATTCGCTGTTACTATCACTATGTCTGATCTTCAATTCGATAACTTCTCCTACAGATCTTGCACGAAGTTGTAGAAAAAGAAACTCATAATCAAATGTTGCCAAAGACTCAATATCAAACCCTTCAGTCAAAACGCAATTAGAAATAATCTGTTTTGTAGAAAGAATCGTATCTTTCAATTCATCACTTTCAAGTGCCATCAAAAGAATCTTTTCTTCTTTTACCAGGAAAGGTCTAAATTTAATTTCTTCTCCTGTCGATGGTACAATGCATGTATATTCTGGCGTCGCTATTTGTGGTAAAGCCATTATTTAATACTCCAATCAAATTAAAAATTCTTGCGAAGAATACCAAATGGTGTTCTTACGTTCGCTTGCGCTCCGTTCTTATTTATAGTTAAATTTCCAAGTTTACTTGTGATTCTAGCTTGTAATCCATTTTTGCCAAATGACAATCCAAACCCAATACCTGCTCCCCCACCTTCTTGAAACTCTGCTCTATAGTTTCTGAATGACATGGTAACATTTAAACGAACAATATCTTCACTTTGCCATGACATTGAGATAGGAGCAATACTTATAGGATATGCGCCATTTAGTTTATGCACTGCCTGCAACTGTCCAGACATACCATATTGACGAATCTCAACGACTCCAACGTAATCGTCATAATATCCAAGATTAAACTTTTCTAGACCATTTCCTTTATAGTCATATCCTGTCCCAACAATTTGATTTTGCCATTCTTCAAAGAACTTCTTTTCGCTGAGAGATTCGCTACAAATAATTGACAGATTGACGTCACTATAGACTTGACCATAAGGAAGTTTAATAATTGGTCCATAATTTTTATGCTTATAATCAGCAGTCATTAAGTTTCTTCCAGGAATATCTGCCGCATCTATTCTAGCAGTAAGAGAGCGTGATCCTCCCCCATCTCCACCAAACAGAGCGTCTTTAACATATGATATTGCCTTGGCTTTTAATTTATTGATAAATCCGCCACCGCCAGCATCACTCTTTTTCTTGTCGGATGGTCCAGTAATAAAAACTTCAAAGTGAGATGCCTTTGCAACCCCACCTTTACCTAGTTCGCCTGAGAATTCGTTAATGTTAAATGCCATTAGATCATCTTCCTACTCTCTGCCCAAACTTTACGAGCTGTTGCTTTCTCAAACCTTTCAACTGGTAAGAATAAAGCAATGTCCCATTCGGCAGGATTAACTTCGATAAATCTGGAACGAACATTGGCGTTCAGATATCTTTTGAATGTTGGTTTAAAAATCTTATATTTGCTTGCTGAATTAAGAATATCATAAGACAATTTTAACTTTGTAGACTCGTCATATCGCTTATTATTAGACAAGTCATATAATGCGTCCATTAACTCTGCTCGTAATTTGTACGGAAGATAATGGAGATTAATTCCTGTAAATCCACCATCAACATTGGCAATCTTAAAAATAAGAGGGAATCTATCGTAATAGGGTAATGTTTTCTTATGTTTTGGATCATAGAAGAACATATACATAGAACCAATTCTAGCACGATTGGCTAATCTGCTTGTGTCTTTTCCGAGTTTGTTTGGAGTTACGCTAGTTCTTTTGGCTGCATCACGAAACCAATCACGTGATTGCTGTGTTCTAGCAGGAACTTCGCCAGCACGAACACCTCTAGCCAATAGATCGTCGAAAACTGTTGCCATTAATATTTAATTCCTAGTTCTTTTTCTGTTAGAATCATAAACTTCCATTTACGATCTGCGCAAAATTCCTCTGCCGCTTTCCATTTAGCACTATTTATACCCCATGTCTGCACTTCGTATAAATACTTCTTAGTAATTCTTTTTTGCGGTTTAGGTTCTTTTGTCTGTTTATTCGGTTTGACTTCAATCATTATAGTTTCAGTCTGATTATCTTTATTTTTAACACGAATGATAAAGTCAGGGAAGTAGCGATGCCAACGACCGTCAATAGGGGATTTGTAGGGTACAATGACCTCTTCCGAACTCCAGTATAATATACTAGGATTCAGATCAAAGTATTTCATACAGTTTGCTTCCCACAAACTCCTATAAATAATGTTAGTTGGATCGCCTTTGTATTTTTGAGGATACTTCGGGCGAAATTTACCACGATAAGCCATAAGGATATTTATATGGGTGTTAGTCTAAAAGGTATAGGCGAGAATATTAAGGGCAGAGCAATTAATGCCGCTCTTGGTGCAGTAAATAAGTCTATTTCGAATAAACTCAATTCTTTGCTTGGCGATAAACTTGGAGGGAAACAAAAAGGTTCTCCTCTTGCCAAATTATATAAAGATAAAAACTATGAAGATCTTGTATTCCCATTAGATCTAGACGACGAACATTTTATGATTATTAAAGTGATGGAACGTGTTCGTGACAATGCTTTCTCAAAAGGAACACTAAACGTTGTAAGAAACGTTGTTCTTCCTATTCCATCAAATCTGACCTCAGCATACACTCCGCAATATCAAAACGAAAATCTTGGTGCATTCGGAGCAGCAACAGCTGGCGATCTAAACTCTTCTGATGTTTCAGCTGGTCTAGCTGCAGCCGCTGATATGATACGTCAAGGTGCTGGTGGCGCTGCGGATGCAGTTAAGAATAAAGATACAGATGCTGCTCTTTCTCTGGGAGCTGCGGCTGGTCCAGCATTAGCAGCTGGGGCTGCAGCAAAGGTTGGTGGCGTTCTTGCTGGGGGTTTAGTTGCAGGCGGAACATCTGGTGGAGTTATCGCAGGTGCATCTAAAAGATTAGGTCTGGCTGTAAATCCACACCAAGCTGTTGTATTCCAAGGATTAGATTTTCGTTCGCATAGTTTCACATATAAGTTTATTGCCAAAAGTCAAAAAGAAAGCATTGCTCTTGATAAAATTGTAAATGGTTTAAAATATCATATGCTCCCATCTTATACAGCTGGCAAATTTGGATTTAAATATCCAGATGAATTTGAAATTGAATTTAGTGAATTACACAGACCATGGCTTTATGAAATAGGAACTTGTGTTCTTAAAAATCTTTCAATCAATTATAATGGTGAAGGCACACCCCTATTCTTTGAACAAACTGGAGCACCTGTATCAGTAGAATTTACCATGGAGTTTCAAGAAACAAAACTTCAAACTCGTGATAATTTCGATAAAGGCTCATTGAGGAAATAATAATGTCAAACTATTTTAGTTCATTTCCGACAACTATTCACGACCTAAAAAACGACTCACAAAAAGTCACGCTTACTAATATTTTAAAACGTTTTAAAGTCAGACCTTCATTGTCTAATATATTAAACTTGTTTTATGATTATGAAATACAGAGCGGCGATA